ATAACTTGCAAGATTGACACCAATCATTTTATTCGATGATGATATCATTTAGAATTGTGTTTTGTGGTACATCATAAAATTCAGTATCTGTACCAATTACCAAATATCCAATCTCAACAACTCCAACAATGTCGTTGCTTTCTGGATTGATATTACTGCTGCTATTTTGCCCATAAACTATGTACCGATATCTTCCAGTATTTGTCAGTCCTATTGTGGTAACTTCCAATTCTGAATATCGAGAACCATCACTCACTACCAACGGCACTTGATAAAGTGCTTCTCCAACATTACTATTCTCCTCGTGAATGAAGCCTATCATATAATGAGAAAAAGCAGCAAGTGTGTACCTACCTTCAAATAAAGATAGGTACAACTTCTGCTCTGCAGTATTCTTCTGTAAGTATTGCATTAACTGCTTTAGTTATCTTCGATGGTTACACCAGCAAAGTTGTCAAATGGAACGCTTGTGAATTGCTCGCAATATACGCAACGATTCTTGTCCTCACCATACAATGTGATTGTATAACCATTCAAGTCACCTTTAGCAGTACCAGTAGAACCATTCGCGCTACCACCCATACCAGTCAATCCTTCCCAGTAGCCAACAACCCAAATCTTATCTTGGTTGTCTTGAACGAATGCTACCCAACGACCAGCCAACAATGCTTGTAGTTCAACTTGCTTTGATAATGTCAAGCCTTTTAAAGTTAATCCAATCGTGTTTTTGTAGAAGATAGAACCATTCTCATTCGTGTCTGGTTCTTCATTCCAGAATCCAGTATTGCGATGTGGCTCATATTTGTATAGCGTAATAGTTGGTAATGTTTCCAACTCTAATGATGCATTGAATGTAGCGATACCATAGATATCATCCCACTCTCCAAAATAGATTGCCTTAATACCAGCGATCGTATCGTTGCAAGGTGCGCCAAATCCTCTTGTTAAATTACAACTCATTTTTTTTATGTTTTAATAAAAAGGGATGGGCAGTTATACCCACCCCTTGATATGATTATTATTTCGATTATGGTTGAACGTAACCGATGATGATGTTTGTTGGTGTTGCAACGGCAGTACCGAATCTGTATGCCATACGCACTCTCACGTTATCAGAACCATCTGTTTCGCTCATATTGATAACCTTTGCTTCGTTCATATCAGAAAGCAAGTCAGTACCAACGATCAACTTGTCTGGCTCAGAAGCAACCATACAAGAGTCTGGAATACCGGGACACACATAGATTGAATAACCATCAACCATCAATGGTGTGTTTTCAGTTGCAGCATAAGTGAACTGATAACCCAATGCGTTGATTGCTTGACGATAGAATTGAGCAGTCTTGCGATTCACATACAACTTAACTGTATCTGTTTTTCCAATCAATGTTGATGGGAGTGCAGCAAGTACAGATTGCATCTGTGCGATTACGTTTGATGCAGATGTAGCAGCAGAGAAGTCAATGTCTGGTGTGCCAGATTTTGCGTTGTCAATCTTACGAAGCAAACCATCGAATGCAGTATATGTTGGTGTTGAGTTGTTCGATGCAGCATCGAAGTTACCTTGCCACAAATTTAATTCGATTGCTTCACCAATTTTAGCAGCAAGATGCGCCAACATAAAATCAGCGAACTCAACTGGAACTTGGTCATTGATGAATCCAGCACCAGTATTGTATGCTTCCCAATCTTGAACAAATTGCTTCTTACACAATTCCACGTTAGTGTTCAAGTCAGTAGTAGTCAATACTACTTCAGAAAGTGTAAGTGTTCCAGCAGTTGTGAAGTCACAAGTTGCAGCAGTTACAAGACCGCTTGAAGAAAGCACCTTGACAACTTGCTTGTACTTTACATTTTCTTTGATAGTTACATATCCATTAGCAATGGTATCAGCAGACAAGATCGCTGCTTGAATGTAAGGAAGTGCTAATTCTCCCGCGTAAGTTGATGAACTTATGGTTAATGATGTTGCCATTTCTTATTTTGTTTTTTTGCTCAAAATCACATTAAGAGCATTGTTTTCTTTTGATGTTTGTTTTGATAGAGAAATGTTTTCTCTTTTTTCTGTAACCTTTTCTTCCTTCACAGATGCACTTGCTGGCTTCTTTGAAAGAGTAGCAATCTTTACGTTAGCATCTGAAAGTTCTTTGGTCTTTGCAGTAAGGTCTTGCTTGATGCTTGCCATTTCTGTTTTCGCATCAGCCAACTCTTTTTTAATTTCAGTTAGCTTGTTGTCCATCGCTTCAATGATAGATGCAATTTCAGCACTCAATTCTTCTTCTGCTGCTTCTTCTGCTTCTTTCACTTCTGTGATGACACCATTAGCAGTAACTAAAATAGTACCATTGTCAAGTGTATGCTCACCATCTGGTGCTGGTTGTGGATTGCCGTCAGCATCAATAACGTATAGTTCAGCACCTACGCTAAAGTCATCACTTGGTGTTGCTACCATCGTGCTGCCATCAGCTAATTTGCCTTCTGCTGACATCTTAATCTCCACAACTTCCGATAGCTGCACTCCTTTGATGTCGTGCTTCTTTAAAAGTTCGGAAACTTTTTGGATTAATGTTTTGCTCATTTTTAAATTATTACTTATGTCCTATTATAGATTCTGAAGCAACATTCTTCCAATTCGTTATTAACATAATCAACAAAAGAAAAAGGCATCCACGTTTGAATGCCTTTCGCTAACCTATCTAACAAATTTTACACTAACCAGTCATCAGTATTGATGACAATTCTTCGTAGAACTCTTGCTCTTTTTTGCTCAATGCTACCTTCTCATTGAAGAAACCTTCAAGTGAAAAACCTTTTACTGATCCCTTCTTGACCTCTTGCCATATTTCATCGTTCATCACTTTGCTTCCTATGAACCAAGTGCCATTGGGATAGTTATCAAAGCCCAAAGATATAGACTTGTCGTTATCTGAATGCTTCAGCCAACTCTCAACTACCACCAATCCATTCACACTAAATTTGTGTTCGATTGTGTGGTTGTGATGTGCATTGCGAATCAAGAACTCTTGACTTATTTTCTCGATTGTTTCAGCAGAAAATCTGCCATAGTATGGTGTGCCATCATCATCTTCACGATAGATGAGTTGGTCTGGAATAATGACTGCTCCATAAACAATTCTTTTTTCTTCATCATATGCTCTGAATTGTAGCTTCTTTGATAGTGCAATAAAATCAACTTCTATTGCTGGAAATTCTACGAGTGAAATAGCATTGACACCAAGCATTCCACTTTCGTCTATTGTGTATTCTCTGACTTCTTTTTTCATTTTATAATACTGTTAATGATTGTAATTTTTGTGATGCTTCAAGTGACGAAGATACATCACTTGATAATACATACGCTTGTACTGGATTACCTTGCGCTGGTCTATTCTCAAGAAAACCAGTATCGAGAACATTGAATGCTGGTGTTGCAGTGGATTGATTGCCACCAGCATCACTAACCAAACTTCCACCACCAGATGGTGCTGAACTTCCACCACCACCACCACCTTCAAACTTTGTTTTCTGAATCTTGATGACATTTGCCAAACCAGTTGCAAGAGCGATACCAGCCTTGACAAAGTTAGCACCAGTTAATGCGTCTTGTGGTACTGCTAATTGAGCATTGACCGCTTGATACGTTGACATAATAGCTTGCGCCAAAGACAATGCCTTGTTGATTTTAAATGCTCTCCTTGCGCTCTTTTCGTTATCTCCAGATAATGCTTCTGTTAAAGACATCAATGCACCCATAGCATCAGATGCCATTTGAACTTGTGAACTTAATACTCGTGCATCGCGTAGTCTTTTTTCTTCTGCTGCTTTTTCATCTACACTTTTCCATAACGCAGCATAATCAATCTTTGACTGCACTATGATTTTTTCATTCTCAAGGCTTGCCTCTCTTTCAGCATTGTGTGTTTTTATAAAAGCATCAACTTCAGTCTTATTCCTATCGTCAAGAAATTTATTTAATTCATTTCTTCGCCACTCGTAATATTCTTGTTCTTCTTTCTTTTCATTCTCTTTTTGTTGTTTTATTTCATCTTGTTTCTGCTTTCTTTTTGCAGCTTCTTCTTGGTCAAACTTTTTATTGATATCTATTTCAGCGATCCGTTGAAGTTCCAACACTCTTTTTAAGTCAGCACTATAATTTTCATTCGCTGCCTTTGTTTCATTCAACTTTTTAATATCCTCTCTTAATCTATCTTCGCTTTGCTTTATAGCAAATTCACGAGCAGACATAGTGGATTGATTGTATCTATCATCAACACCTTTGATAAAAGAGTTGTAATTTTCTAACTGCTTCGCTCTTTCATCAGATATAACATTGGTGTGATTGATTTCAGCAATCTCTTGTTCTTTGAGCAAGTCTTTATATCTGGTGTTCAGTTCACCAAGTTTCTTCTTTTGCTCATCTGTCATTCCATTTCTACCCAGATTGAAACTCTTTAGTTTATCAATCTGCTTTTGAGTATCTTCAATTTCTTTTGCTCTATACTCGGAGTTGATTCTATAAATTTCTTCAGCATTTCCTTTTGCTTGCGCTACTTCTATTTCTTGTTGACGCTTGTAGTTTTGTATCTTCTCATCAACTCTATCAATGAACGCATTTACTTTTGCTTCTTGCGCTTCTCTATAAGCATCAAAGGCAAGATATGCAGCAGTCAAGGCAGCAGCAACCAAGAAAATAGGATTGGTAAGTAATGACTTTCCAACACTTGCGATTGTGCTTCCAAAGTTTTTCAGACCATCAGTAAGTTCTTTGAACGATATACTACCAATAGAACTTCCAAGTGCCTTCATACTTTCAGCAGCACCTTGAAAATCAAGAGAAGAAAGTTTCTGCGTTACCAGACCAAAGTTGTTTCCAAGCCTTTCAAATGCTGGACCAGCATTCGCTCTTGCAGCCTCTCCAGCATCATTGATTTTGTCTTGTAACTCACCTACCTTTTCGGATAATCTGACGAACTCTTCACTACCACTTTCAAGGTTGCGAAGTTCAGTCAATAACTTACGCATTTCTCTTTGTAAGTTGACTACGTTCTCTTGTGCTTTACCAGTATCTACTTTTACTTCAGCCATTACACTATTGCTTTATACATTATATATAATATTCCGATAATTGACAAGGTCTGCGTTCCATACTTGAGAACAGAGAATGCTATCTTGTTCTTGAGATGAAATTTGCCTTGAGCAATCTCACTATCCAAATTGCTTCCTTTGATTCCAATACTATAAAAGTCTGTGATCGCTTTAAGATTCTCGTGCAGATTATTCATTTCGTAAATTTATTCGTGATACATAAGATACTTCGCTTGGTCTGCCAGCAGTTGCGTTGAAAGCATAGCACTTTTCAGATTCTATGTTCCATCTGTAACCATACAACTGGCAACAAGTCTGATTACCATCAAGGTCATTATCGACACCATCGCTAAATAATATTTGACCGCTTAATGTAGATGATACTGGTGTGAACTCACAAGCAGATGGAACATCAATTATTTTCATCAACTTGCATTGTACTGATTGTCGCAATCCAACTGCGAATGAATTGATTTCAATTAATCTCCAGTAACTATCTCTAACAAATATTACATCGCTAAACTTTACGCTCAAATAATCTGAAGCATCAAGGTCAAAGTAGCATTCCATTATTCGACTTTCAGCACTATACAACTCGTTGTAATATCTTCTCCAATAAAGATTAAAGAGATTGTTATATGGTGTTGCTATCATCTGTTGCAATGATGTTTCTGGTGCAAAGTTTAGGTCATACGTTGCGACATCTGGAACTATGTTAGAGTAGTGACTGAATTGCTTGATGTTTGTTAGATAAGAAGCCTCATCCACTTCATCCCACATATAGATATCCAATTCTTCTTGGCACAAATACAATAGTCTTGCTTTAGGACTAACAAAGTTTGCTGATTGGTCAACGAACTTTGGTATAGGCACATTCGTATTCGGCACTTCATTCAATGGTGTGCTTGATGCAACCAATTTCAATTCACGAGTACCAGTAGCAAAGTCATTGTTAGTGGTATCGAGAACATAGTCACCATATATTCTACCAGCATCTGTGAATAGCTTTGATAGATATTCGCCACCAGCACTATATGACCAAGTGAACTTCTTACTCTGCTCATCAGTTGGAGCATAGAGTACAATGTCTTTACTGAAATCTTGCTTCTTTGTCCAG